AAGATAAGCTTGATGCAACCCTCAATCATTCGGAGTGTTGAGAGCCCAAGCAAGTCAAACTTAATGAAGCCCATAGGCTCAAGATGTCGAACGTTCTGTCCTTCGCTCCATGGAGTCTGTCTGACTCCCTTGGAAGATATGAGGGGCATGAACTTGTCCAAGTCCTCTCCTATCACCACGCCACCTGCGTGACGGGAAACCTGTCGTACTTGTCCAACTAATCCTAAGACATGATCTTTAATCTTGGGGTATTTGGAAAAAAATTTTTGGAGCGATTCGCTGAACTCGATAACTTCATCGAATGTCGGCATATACACTCCTGCCTTAATGCCATGCTTGGCTTTAGCTAATGGTGTAGCTTCAAACAGCATTTTGTTTGTTACTGCGTTTGTCTCTATGAACGGAACGTCATAGAACTTACTGATGTCTTTAATGAGCGATTTAAGCTGGAGGGTGCTGAAGTTTGATATTGGCACCACCACGTTGTTGCCCCATTCCTCGATAAGCTTCTCTTTCAATGCCATAGGCTCAGATACATCATAATCAATATCAGGATAATCAGTCGCATCCGCCCGTAGAAATCGGGAGAAAAGCAAGTCGTAACGAATTGGATCCACTTGAGTAATGCCAAGAGCATAAGCAACAAGAGAACCAGCAGCAGAGCCTCGCCCAGGCCCAGAGATTTGAGTTTCATTTGTTTTATCCGCTATTGCTTTCATTGTTAAGAAATATTTTGAGAACCCCCTGTCTGCTATGACTTTGAGTTCCATGTCGAGTCGTTGTTTGTATTTGTCACCGGAACTCAAGCTATTGTTGAGCTTGAGCATACGAAATAAACCCTCGCTGGATATACGTGCTAAATAATCGTCGGCAGTATAACCAGCAGGAACCACAAAATTAGGTAAACGAACGGTATCATCAGGATAGAATCTTTCAATACGCCCAAAAGCAATAGCATGAGATTCTTCGATAGATTTAAGCACAAGTTCATCATCATATTCTACTCCGCACTCTTTCGAGTAATGTTTATAAGACTCCCACATCTGATCGCCATTCTTGGGATACAATTCGTATTCAAGTTCTTGAATAGATTGTGGAAGATTCATGTCAAGCCACTCAGGTTTTCCCCTACCAAGCCAGCCTAACCTTTTATATAGTTCTCTGTCTTCCCAAGCGACAGGTGTTGGGTAATGAGAATCACATGTCGATACAAGCTTTATGCCTGTTTCTTTTGCAATGTCAATAATGTATTGGTTGAGTTCATGCTGTTCTGGTACTTGGTTCCATTGGAGTTCCCCGTACCATCTGTCGCCAAGAATGCTGACCATTCGGCTTGTTGTTTCCCGCATAGCCTGTAGTACAGCTTCTTTGCCTTCTTCACGATGATTCCAGTAGCAACCAGCATATACACCGCCAAGACAAGCGGAAAGGCAAATAACGCCGCCGCTATATTTGTTAAGTAATGCATAATCAATTCTAGGTTTCCTATAGAAGTAGTCTCCGGTGTAAGACTCAGAGACCATCTTGTAAATGTTATTGAGTCCTTCTTGGTTCATCGCAAGAAGAACGATGTGTCGAGAACGATTGAGAGCCGTTCCTTTGCTCTTGCTAGCGCCTTCAGCTTCGATGTTAGTGCCAGACTGTGTATTCGAAAGAGCACGGGCTTTCTTTTTGTCAGCCTTGTGCTCTTCGTAAGTCTTGCGCCACTCAACAACATCTGGGATGAAGTAAGCCTCCACACCATAAATAGGTTTGAAATCCTTACCTTGCTTTTCCATCTTCTTGCCATGGAGAACTTGATAAGCTGTTCCATTCATGCAACCATGATCGGTTAAGGCGAGTGCCTTGCATCCATTCTCGTATGCAAAGTCCATATGATCTTGTGGATAGCCGAAGCCATCGAATGGAGAACCAACTCCTGAATGAGCATGGAGCCCAACAAATTTAATGCTACTCATATACGAACCTCCGAAGTTCTTTGTGATGATATATATTATATAACCTATTCAATCTTGTTTGTCAAATTTTTTAAGCCTTAGCTGTCCATCTTTTATTATAACATAGGTACTATGCTCTACCCAGTCGCCACAATTGACATATGTTTTAAGATTCTCACTATCATCTAACCATATCACAACCTCAGGAACATGAGTATGGCCCATTATGAACACATCTGCTTCCTCATTCCACTTGAGTATATCCCATATCCTTTTAAGCTTCCTCTTCCTAAACTTCCAGTTGACATACCACGTTGCAAGGTTCCATCCAAATGCTCGTTCTGCCCAATCCTGAAGGACGGACAGAATCTTCATGAAAACTCTCCAAGTCACAACCCCTGTTTCAAACTGGTGTCCATGAACAATTTTGTACTTCCTGTTTGCATATTCAAATTCATACTTATGAACAAACTTGACACCCGCTATTGTCTTGCCGGCAAACTTACTTAGGCCAATATCGTGGTTACCAATAACATATATAACCTTCTTTCCAAGTTTGTTTATTTTGTCGAAAATTGCCGCTGTTGTTTCTGTAAATGTTGGAACTCTTATGAAGTCTATTATGTCTCCTGCTAATATAAGCTCATCGAATTCAATACTGGAAATAAACTCTAAGAGGCTGGTTTCTTTGGAATTCAAACTTCCAAGATGCAAATCAGATATAACCAATCTCACGTAATCACTATTCATACAAAATCCATAGTCTCTACGTCAAAATTATCAAGCAGTAAATCCGGAACCACCTCAACTGTCCCGTCATATACCCAATATACCTTTACGTCATATATTACCATTTCTTTGTTTTTGTGCTCAAAGGCGATGTCCTTTATCTCTATAATTTCAAGCACTATGCCCACCTGATTTTCTATTGAAATCCATGCTCCATCTCCGTCATACCACGATCTATACTTTACCAATTGCCCTATTTCAAATTCACAAACACATTGCACATGAGGCACCCCCCAATTTAAATAGGCGACATTCTCGCATATTTTTCAATGCCCACAACTATCATTTATGATGATGGCATACCTTTGGTGGGTGTTTGCTCTCCAAAAGCCCAACCCTATATTCCAAATAATACATACAAACCAATATCACTATATTCATTCCTATGCCGAGCAGAACTCCGCTCCTAACTAATTTGTTTTCCATTTTTTCACCTTATTGCCACAAAGCAATTCATTAATTTTTTTGATAACTTTATCTCTTGAACATTATATTTGCCAGTGCTATTGTGTAGATAAAAATATTCGTCATCTTCCCTAGTGCAATAATATTTATGCCCAAGAGTAAACACAAAAAATTCTTCTACACAAACTAACACCTGCCCTCTGTACATTAGAAACCCTACCTGTAATAACTATGCGTAGAGAGCTATTTCGTCCTCAAAAACATACAATTCATTGCCATTTATTACAATTTTGTAATCAAAATTTGTGAAAAAATGTTCCTCGGCTACCAATTCGTTCTCCACTATTATACCAACATCGCCTTTCTCGATTCGAGTACCGTCAATCAACTCTACCCCCACCAGCGATATCACCAATGTCCCCACTTCCATCTTCATCATTGAATCCGCACACCTCTAATCCATTGTGTCTTGCAATTTTAATTAGAACGCCTTCATCGTAAATGTGTGTAGCTTCAAGAAGAAATTTCAGTTCTGTTCTCATATCTCCGGTTGAGTATGGCTTATAGACATCGTGAATATTATCTGACCCAAGAGCTACCACCAAATCGTGTTCAAGCATTTCATCAACAGGGGTTACGGCATTATGTGTCGGAGTCAACTCCTCAGTCCTACGAGCATCTATCCACGCAGTTGGGCATGCCACAAAAGACAGCCCGGCATCTTTCGCCATCTTGTAAACCTCTTTGCGATACCACTTAGGGTGACAAGCAAGGCTTATAGAGTGGATTGCTGTAACTCTGCCCTCCATCCCAGCGCTTATTGTTTTTCTTGCTAACATTTCGGTTTCTTTCTCGGTTGCTGTGTTTAGTTGATCAACATGAACATGAACTCTCTTACTGTAGGCACTTCCCATAAGTAACATATACTCCATATGTTTCTCTTCATACCCCTTATCTGCGCCTGGTAATGAGCCAATGATATCAAACAAATCCTGTTCCATACTATCTGCTAGCATAACCTGACATTCGTAAGGAACAACCCCCTTTAATGTTTGGCATGCAATTTTGAAATTTATCCCAACAGACTTAGCATATTGTTTAGCTCGATGTGCTGCGTTGACTGCCTTGTATCCCACGACTGGATCAATATCAATAAACGACATACAGTGGGTTGTAAGCTTGCTTTTTTGCTGAAGGAGTGCATTTCGGATGTTTTTGTAAAAATCATCTTCGGTGGCGTTTGCTTTATAATCATCAACGTACTTCCATTTTTGATGAAGGTGGTTGTATACCACATCTCTCATATTCATTGAAGTTACAGTGTACGCCCTATCGAAATGAGCATGAGCATTAACAAAACCGCCTGCTTGCCATATAGCATTGTTTAGGTTCTCTAGCGGATTATAATGTGTCATCTTTTGCCCCTTTTGTAAAATTCGGACTTTTCCAATCTTTGACTATTTTTTCCCAAGCTTTCATCGGTATTTTAATCTTGACGGAACTTCTCTTTTCATCAGACAATTCCCAAAGCTCAAAACAGCACTCTGAAATGTCACTCATTTCAAGATAAACAGCCTTCTTGTCACTGGAAACTTTTATTTTCTTGCTCATCTCATCACCTCGCTATATTCTTATGATTGTTGCCTCGACATCATACCCAAACAATTGTAGTAGAAAGTCCTTCATAAGAGAGTCTTTGCACTTCTTATCCTCTTCGCACTCAAAAAGTCTCCAACTAAAAGATTTCTTTTGTTCGTATGTCAAGTTGTTCAGCTTCAATATCTCTTGTCTAATTATTTCCATCACTTTCGTATATCTAGTAGGTAATATATCAAGTTTATCGCAAATGTCAAGAAATTTTCCCCACTTTTTATCATTATACGAAGAAGTAATCTCTTTAAACATTTCAATTTTCGCCAATACTTCAGGAGTTTGCTCAACATTGGAAAATTTGTCGGGATGAATTTTCACTGCTGCTGTTCTGTACATCTTTTGTAATGATTTATCAACTGGGGTGTCATCGGTGTTGCCTTTGTTACATTTTACCAAGCCATCTTCATCTACTTCTTGTGTTTTTTTGGGATACACTTTATTAAGCATGTCTTTATTTTCACTATTCAGCTTCTCAATTGGGATACTGTATTCGGAACAAAACTTTTGATAAAAAATTTCAAATTCTACGTGGGCGTCCTTCAATGTATCCAGAACGTATTCATATTCTGAATTGGCAAACTCCAGTTCCTTAACCAGTCTCCTATATCTTTTTTCCATCAACGACATGCTATAATTAGTCTCTGTCTTGTCCAATTCTGTTGAACTCGCGATAAGAAAACAGTTGTCTTGTTGGGCGTTGGGTATCTCTTGCCAAGTCAGACATCATGTATTCTCGATATGACTCCCAGGTATCAACATTGTAGAATGACTCAGTTGAATGAAGATATCCATCATTGACATCAACACCGACAAAAACATCCTCTGGTTCGAAGAACCTTGCGCTCCATCGCTCTTCAATTGGCATCTTGCTCCTTGGTAACCCCCTCTCATCCACAACCTCTGTGGTATACATGCCGGTGCCTTTCCTCACATTGCGCCTGTAGATGATGAACTCTTCTCTGCCGAAGGTGAAGCTTGAGTACTGGTTGTCTTGTACTGTCTTTCCTTCGGAGACTACATAGAAATTCTTTTTGTTCTTTATCTGTCTCCGAACCTTCTGAAGCTCTCGGGGATCCATAATGCCATAAGGGAAGGACACATAGTACTTGTCTGGTATCATCCACTTGGATATCTGATCGGAAACCTTAAGGGCTGTGATTGCTCCATGAAGAACGCTCCAGGATAGACAGTCTCTCTTGTCTCTGTCCTTGGGATGCAGAGGAACCCAGAAGATTGGGATACGCTTTCGTCGTTCGGTTGGCAAGGCATCGAACTTGTTGTAGAAGTGGATGGGGTCTTGGATGTAGTCTCCAACCCTGTACCTGACAAGAGGGGCGATGTCATCATTGCACACAATCCATATTGTGTCACACCCTGCAAACGCTGCCTCGATTACTGCTGCCTCTATCATCGTATAGTCTGGTGCTATTGGCAGCAGGCAATCTGGATATGGCATTCCATACTCTAAAGGTTGGCCGGCAAGCGGAATGACTCCTGCAAGATGGAAATTTGCTTGTGACGAAAAAGCTTTTTCGCTAACTTCCATGATTTGCCCTCCTTGTTCCTGTTCGTTATAATCTCATCGAATGTTCGCTTTGGTTTGTAATCGTGTATCGTCTCTCTGTAAGCGTGTTCTATCTTAAGGGAGTAGTGGTTGTGTTTGCCGTTAGGAGCATAGCCGTTCTTAAGCCCTCTTATTCCAGCGTGTTGCATCATTTTAAGCGTCTTCAGTCGAGCCATACCTTCGGTACAGTGAGGGCTCGAAAGCTCGTTTTTGAGCAAGCGTGAGGCGGCACAGACATCCTTCTTGGCACTACTTGAGCCAATGCGAGTTGGTTGATAAAAGTGCAGAGTGTGAACGAAATCGTAATCAGGATCTATGATGGTGTTGTGCTGGTGATTGTTACCAGAGCGAACATGAAACCAGTCATAGACATTTGCAGTCTCATAGTCTACCTCTTCAAAGATAACAGCTTCATCATACGAGATGTTTATTCTCTTGTTGTGTTCTGTTATCAGAGTAATCTTGTTCTTGTCTTTGCGATTAGTTATAACGATGTTAGGCATAATGATTTGTCCTGTCATTGACATCAGGAAGGTGAGCCTATCCCACATCTCCGACTTGTATATCTTCCTCTTGTTGTCATAGCCCAGGAACTTTATCTCCTCTTCATATTCAACCGTTGATAGCTGAAACGGATAGAGAGATTCCACAAGAAGAACCTGCTCATCGTTAAGAAAGCTATGTAGAAGACACTCCAATGAGCCGCCAAAGTTTAACTTTTCAAAGTGGTAGTCTGTCTTCACTTCTTCCTCTTGTTTTTAAGCCACATGTCCTTATTCATTTGAATCAGCTTCTCTGGTGACCATGCCATTTGCGAAGCAAACTTGCCTGACTTTTTGTCAGCAAGGGGAGCGCTAGCTGCATGGTAATTGGGCTTGATATAATAGATGTAAACCTCCTCGATGTCTGCATCGGAAGGGATGCTCTGTTCCATTTGGAAATCCAAGTCCTGGAGGACTGCGTCTATCTTTTCAACTGGTGAGCCTGTTACCTTTGGAGAGTTATCAAAAATAACTCCCGTTCTAACATTATCGGTGTCCATTATTTCATAAGGTGTCCTGCCCATGTAAATATACCTCATCACATGTAAGTCCTTTACTGCTCTGGCTTTTTCATCGTCCGATAGTTTCGCTACGAAACTTTCCATCTGCCCAAAGGCTTGGCTGCTGTACATAAAATTCTTCAGCACTGATTTGAAAGTCGAACGCATATCTTTCTGGCGTAGATTATCAGGAGTAGCTCTATCGTGTGGGTTGTTCCTTCGGTATTCAGGTTGGCCAGCCCACTTTTCAGTCGGTGCTGTCTCCATTATCCACTTCTTCCATTCTTGTATTATCTTCTTCATCGTTTGTCATCCTTCTTAAGAACTCTGCTGGAACTTTTCTCATTGTTTCATCACCTATCAAAATATCATAGGCTATGTAATAAGTAGTTACTTCATCACCTGTTTTGATTGATAAATCATATGGTCCTGCCAATATCATCCCCACGTCCGTATCCATCTCTCCCGTTATCAGTTTTCCAAATTCGCTAAGAACCACCAAGTCGCCCTTCTTATAGTCCACCTCGAATTTTCCTGTAGGAGTTAACTGCTACTGGCCACAAGTCTGTGGCAATTTCCAAGACAGCTTGGGCAGCTTGTTGTATTTCCCATTGTGCTCCTTCATGCGTCCTAAGACTAACAAACTTAAGAAGGTTATTGAGATTAACAGTGCCGTAATACTCTGTATATAGGTTCTGCGGTAGTACTCCTCTAGCTTGCTCTCGGCATACACCGTTTTTTATCAATCTGTTGTATAGTTTGAGGCTATTCTTGTGGTGCCATAATACCTCGTCAGAAGCATATGAACAACTAGGCGGTATTAAAGTTGCGCCATAGCCTTCCGAAAGGTTCGGGTTAATCAACTCGCTCGGGTTTGATGCTTGCCTGTTTGATTCATGCTGTGTTCTGAAGGCTTCTGGTTCATAAAACTGCAAATCTTTGTCCGTATACCTACGAGAGATTTCGTTATAGCTCCACGTTCGGTGGCGGTGATGCTGAGAACGAACAAAAAGAGGAACAATAAATTTAAAGGTAACAAGATTATGTTCCAAGGTGCTGGTATGCTTATGTTTGATAAGGTAGTTAATAAGTCGCTTGTCGCTCCCATCCAAACTAGACTTTTCGACACCAAAGCTAACCCTTGCACTATTGACGATGGTAATGTCACTGCCCATATGCTGAACATAAGCCACGCTACCGACATTATCATCATATATCTTAATTTCTCTCTCATACATTACTTCATTTCCGTTGGATCAACGGGATTAGGAGGCAAACCTTGAGGCACTTCGTGCTCTTCGCCACCAATGTTCTTAGAATCATCAAAAAAGGGAATATAAAATTTCTTCCCCCCAGCTTGTGAGAACATATCTGTTCTTTTTTGTATTTCTGCGTTTTTGAAAATGGACGTTCTATAGTCTGTGATTTCATAACCTGCCATCTCATAGGAGTCGTCATATCTCATTTCGACAAAATAATAGTGTACATGCTTATCGTCACCAACACTATCTTTCTTGCCGAAGATAAAAGAGTGTTGTGGCCAGTCTTTGTGACTAGAGTATGTTGCCATTGCGCGTATATCAACATCCGAAATTACCAATGAATTCTCTTCATTGTTAAAGAATTTGCCCTTTACCTCCTCAAAGGACTTCCCATCCCCTTTAAGCATATCCTTAAGTTGTATCATCCTTCTTTCATTATCGAAAGAAGATGATTGTTGCCCTAAGGGGTTTTCAGCAGACATCACTCCAAAACCTTTAGTGGACTCATCAGAAGGTCCTAATATTTGCATGACTCTTTTGAATTTCCCTGGGTTTTGTCCTTTACCTCTCCCTTCTTCAACTGAAGGCTCTTCAATTATCACGGATGTTTTCTCCATTTGTTCCACTATCAGTTGCCTAAGAACCTCTTTATTCAATTTCATTGCTAATTCTCCCATAAATATAATTTTCTAACACTAAATAGGTAGTTTCTCCATCTAAATCAATTGTCAACATCATTCTTCTTTCAATAATTATCTCACTTCCCTGTTTGAGGAGGTGGAGGTATTTTGATTCAGATGATATAGATAACACCTCACATTTGAGGAATGGGTTAACTGGTTTGGAATAATTGTCCGGCAAAACGATGGCAAGATCGCTTCCCTCTTCGGGTTCTTCTATTGGTTTCACGCTAATATAGCGATTAAAGGGTTGTAACATGCTTCCTCCAAAAAAATATTCAACATGCTATAATATAACACGTTGAAAGTGAAAAGTCAAGTTATTTTTCAAAACATAATTTCGCAAGCACCAGCGGCACATGCAATTTCGCCTTTTAAATCGGTATTGTCCTCATTCTCCGTTACCTTTTTCAGATTAATTGTCTCTAGTGATTTAAACATCTCATTGTATTTAGCTTCATCACAATCCTCAAAGGGTGCCTGTTTATATGTGTGGTCAGAGTGAGGTAAAATTGCTAAACCATTATAATACTTACGATTTTCCCACATCCATTTGCCAACCTCATCCCACTCATGAGGCTTAACGGTAATGGTGGCTGAAACATTATTGGTGTTCTGTCCCTTTCTGTGTCCGTTTGTTACCCAATCAGTATGAACCACCTTAACCCTTGACAGTAAATCAATTGCTGATTCTTTTCTTGTGATAGCTCCGCTGGGTGCCTTTTGGGGCACTGATATGACTGCCGTATCGTGGGCTCGAAAGAACTCATCCTCAACCAAATCTGAATGGGATTGGACGAGGTAATTGTATATTGCCTCATTTTTTCCAACCCGGATTCTGCGGATGTAATGCTCGTTATGCCACGCATGAATGCCGCTAGACGTGCCAAGGACAAGAGACGTGGTTCCTGCTGGTTTTGTTGTAGTGCAACGGGCGGCTGGGCCGATATCAATAAGACTTGCTACTCTTTCGTTTTCTTCCTTAACTGCTTGGGCAGCAGAAGCCATATCAAGCCTTAGCACATTCCCAGATGCTATCCCAGTCATCGAAACACCGATTAAATAATCTTTTTCTGTGTTGCGTTGCCACACAGGGCGCAAGTAGTGGAAGTCTGTATATGAGGCTTGTAGGGTGCCTATAAGCGATGCTGCACGGGCTCTTGTTTCATATTCCTCTTGGGTATCAATATCACTTACGTTGATTTCTGTTAGATTGCAGAATTGGTAAGGACGGAGGCTTATCTCGCAACAGGGATTACAACCATACTCCTTATCATTGGTAAAGTAGATGCCTGGCTCTCCTGCTCCGGATGCCTTGATTCGTTCCCAGAGCTTAAGGAATTCTTTTTTCTTTATTCTGTGTCTCATGATGACTACGGAATTGTTGGCTCTGCCTCGTTGTGGGTTTGTCTCCCACCAATTGCCTGCCTTAGCAGCAATCATCTCTTCATCGTCAATTGAAAAAAGAGATATGAGCGCAGCCCTACGAATTCCACCAGCAAGAACCGCATCTGCAACATAGCACACCATATCGTGAACTTCAATTGGTGCCAATTTGTCTCCATTCTCTTTGTGTTCCAAGAGCCCTTCAATTTTCATGAGACACTCCTTGAGGGGCTGTGGCCCTGGGGCTTTGCCTCCGCTTGTAACAAGGCGCTCACCCTTCGCCCTGATATCTGAAAAGTCAAAACGAAGCTTCGATGTGCCCTTGAAATATGACTTAATGAGCGCACTTACTGCATCTGCCCATCCCTCAATTGAATCGCCAATTAGAAATCGCCTAGTACGCTTGGCATTAGGCTTAAGAATTGGAGGCAACTTCTCAACATGGTGAGACTGAACTGAATATCCGACACCGGTTCCACCAAGCAACAACAACATTATCTCCCCAAAGACGCGCATGTCATCTATCGGAGCATAGGCGCAATTAAAAATCCTGTTTGGACTAATTTCAATTGGCTTACCAGCGAACTGCATAGATCTCATAGATGGTAGAACCTTTTTATCATATACCAAAGTATACGCCTCTTCTATCTCTTTTTTGAGATGTGGAAATTTCTTAATGTGCATTTTCTTATTCCTTGTCACCAACTCTGCCCATGTTTCTCGTCGATTTTTGTCTGGTAGGTAACGTGCATACTTCATATGCACGGTAATATCTGATAAGATTTTGTTTGCTTTGTTCATTCCTGTTATCCCCTCGCTTCTGCGTATTTATTTCTTAAGTAAGTCAAATTATCCTTTTGTGACATTTGAGGCTTTTCCGAGTCTGCCTCATCACGCTCCAATACCTTTATTGATACATTTGAAGTATCCATGAATATTGGAAAAACCAATCCGTCTGGTCCGTTCCTGTTCTTGGCAATAAAGAATCTTCCGGTATTTGCTTGTTTGTCTTGTGGTGTTCTCGATAGCGAGAAGATAAAATCAGCCACAAAACACTTGTTGAACGCTTCAGAGATTGACTCCATAGTGATAACCTCTGCATTTAATCCACCCCGATTAGTTTGAGAACATGTCCAGACTGGACATTCGTGCGTTTGTGCGATTGAGCGAAGCTCTTCATAAATACCTTCTAAGTCGTGCCGCTTTTCTCCGTAGCTCTTTACTGGCTTGAGCAAATCAGCATAGTCTACTATTATTGTATCGGGTTTAATTCCTCGTTTTTTGAGGCGCTCAAGGTGACTCTTAAGTGTTTGAGTGCTAGCTGATTTTGTTGGATACTCCTTTATAATTAGGTGCCCCTTTATATCTTTTACTTGCTCTACGATATTAAATTTGTTTCTCAAATGATCGTTAAGTTTAACGCCAGTCAAACAACAGTCAAATCGTTGTCCAACAACAGTGTCTGCAAGCTCCAAGGTGTAATAAACAACGGTTTTGCCTTCCCTGAGGGCTGCGGCTCCAAGATGTACCATTAACATGGATTTGCCTGCTCCAGTCGGGGCTATGGCGACACCAAGCTCTGATTTACCCAAACCGCCCTGAGTTATTTCGTCGAGCCTTTTCCAGCCTGTTGTGACTGGATCTCGGCTCTTAAGACGAAATCTTTCATCTATATCCATATGCCAATCATGCCCAAAATCCACATTAGTTCCAAGTTTCATGGCATCTTCAATAACAGATTGTATTTCTTCGAATGAAGAAGATTTCAAAAGCTTAACCGACTGTATCATTGCTTTTTTAAGGACTTGCTTTCGACAAAAATCGATAGCATTATCCTTAATAAATTCTGCTCCATTAACCTCATGCTCCTGTATAACCTTAGAATAAAACTGCCTGAGTTGCTTTTGGCATGCCTCAGTATACGAACCAATGCCAGAAGTAATATTAGACGCCATTATTTCATAAGACGGATGTTGTCTATATTTTGTTCTGTAATCGAGTAGCATTTGCACAAACACCTTGAGATGTTCATATTGAAGAAATTCAACATCAAGAACCTCACTGATTTGATCGCAAAATGTTCTATCCTGAATCATTAAATGACACAGATTCTCTTGAAATGATTTTCCAAACTTCTGGAATGTTTCCTGTTTTAACTCCATTTTATCCTCCGAGTGTTATAACTATAATATGGTTTTCCTAAAAGCAACCCACAAGTCCCCTAAATGAAGGGAGCCTTGCCCATCTTGCATGAGCATTTTGGTAATATTCAGCTTAGATAACAAGGGGTTAAAGTTATCCAAAGCAAAGTCAATTTTTTGTTTTCCTTGATGTGAAATATTTGGCTCATATAATTGCATAATTCTGTAATTACTCTTAACATGTTCTTTGTATTCTAGCAACCTTTTGTGTGCAACTTTTTTATCAATTGTCATAAAACAGTGCGTCATAAGCTCATCACAAGAATATGCCCTTTCTTCCTCCAAGAAAGGAAAATACTTCACCATAGTCTTTATCCCAATCCGAGGAACGCCCTTGAGATTATCTGATGAATCTCCCTCAATTGCCCTAACAAGAGCAAAATTATTTGGATGAACGCCAAACTTCATCCTAAGCATTGTTCCATTAATCAATTCTTTTTGGATTGGTCTCCAGATGAACGTATTCTCATTTCCACATAACTGATAGAAGTCTTTGTCTGAGGATACAATCACCTTTGTGTAATCACTGTATTTCTTGTGTTCATTGACATATGCTACAACATCATCAGCTTCAACATAATCCAGCATCAATTGAATAACAGGCATCTCATTAAGGTACTCGTGAAGTCTAAGTTGTTGATCTGCCCTATTCTTATAAACTTCATCTTCAGACAATTCAATCATTCTGCGGTTGAATCTAACGGGGCGTCTACCTTGTTTGTAATTCTTATTCATAAGCCTCTTCTTCTCTGAGCCTCCATGCCCATCCCAGCATATAACAACCTCATGAGGACGAAAATCCCGACAAAGCTTCTGTAGTGATTTCATGAATCCGATGGTTCCACCATTTGGTAAGCCCTGTGCGTTCATACTCGGTATGATTGTGTAACTTCTGAGAAACATATTTAGAGCATCAATAATCAATACTCGTTTTTTATTGTCTGTCTCGATTGCTGGTCGCATATTAACTCCGTTGCTTATAACGTAATTCGTTCCTACTCTTTTGTCAAGAAAAAAAATGCCCCCGGCCATAAAAACCGAGAGCACCCAAGGAGAAAAACAAATGCAAACTATTGTTTGTATTTATCTATAAGGACTTCATTCATAATAGCTATCACGCTGTCTCTGAACTCTTCCTCATTTAACTTGTTAAGCCATTGTTTTGCTTGAAATTTCGCCGTTTTTCCGCTTTGCAGTGTAAGGGTATACCAAGCACCGGAAAGCGTTAATTTCGGCGTTTTTGCAAGCTTAAGAACCTCAAGCCAAGACTCTTTATCTTGAATGCAGACGTTATTATTCGCCCACATAATCTTGAAGTTACAATCCCTCCCTTCGGAACCAAATCGAGACTTCTTGAGGAAGCAACGAACATGAGAACCGACACGAACACCATCTTCATCAATGGCAAATGAAGCTTTCGCTTTGCGCTTGGTTAACCAAATACGCAAAGATGAAAAATACTCAATAGCCTTTCCTCCGGGAGCTATATATGGCTCCACAAGCATTTCTGCTGGACGAGAGGATATGTTTGTCTTGAGTTGGTTAATCAACAACAAGGTTGATTCGGTATTCGCAAGAGGAATCGTAAGTTTGGGAAATGCTTTCGAAAAAATTCTTGGCTTCACAGCCATTGAGGACTGAGGGTTGTAGTCTCCTTCCACATCCTTTTCCGAAGGCGTTGCAGCAATGGAGTCCCATATAAACAAGACACGCTGATCTGCGTATTCATTCATGATATATTCCATTGTTTCTAATGTTTTCTCAACACTAACTGCTTGAATGTAGAGCATTCCCTCCTTAGAGCAGCCTGCTCTCTCTAAGAACTCTACATCAATCGCTGACTCTGCATCGAAGTAAACAACAAACATGCCTTTCTTCTGTGCGTTCGCTGCTATCTGTACTGCCATGAATGACTTCCCAGCACCTGATAATCCAGCTAGTTCAGTGATTTTGCCAACAGGTATCCCGGCTTCTTCACCAGGCTTAATAATACAATCAAGCCATCGTGAACCTGTTGGTATCCAGTCTCGAACATTCACAGGGTTCGACTGGTTCAAATCATGGGCCATCTCAAGCCCAATCTTCTTATTAATCTTCTTGGCTAAATCGCCAACGTTTATCTTGCCGGGTTGTTTCATTTGTACTACCTTGCCCATGCTAAATAGTCCCTTTAGTTGAATTAACAAACTCAAGAATTTGTTGTTCATTACCAGCACCTGTTTGTCTGTTTACCACTTTTCCATCTTTGATAACAATCAAGGTTGGGATGCTTCGAACACCAAACTTCTGGGCTACATTAGGGCTCTCATCAATATTAATCTTTGCTACTGTCACTTTGCCTTCCAGAGTCTGCGATAGAGAATCCAGAACAGGAGATAACCTCTTACAGGGCATACACCAATCGGCATAAAAATCAACTAGCGTTGTACCAGTTGACGTTTCAGTATCAAAATTGCTTTCATTTAGCCTTTTTACGCTCATATTACCTCCTTAATGATATCGAACGGTTGCTTCCACTTCTTCGACTGCTGTATCATCTGATCCAGAGTCTACTTCTTCATCTTCGCCACATGCGAACATTGTTAATATAAATATTATCACTATTCCTCCGTTTAAAAATTAAGGCATCTGTAAACCCATGCCTTCCTGCGGTGGGGGTTAAAAGATGGTGCCCTATTTACTAAGAAGCGCCGGGCTACCAAGGCGCTCATCACTAAACCTTCTAGCCGTTTTGGTTCATGAAGTTTTTTAACGCTCCATCAACAGCATCCTTCGCACTATACATCTGCTTTTCAGACGAGGCATTCTCGGAGGTAATATCGGAGGATAAATAATCATCCAACAGCGCTTGTACTTCGGAGGTAGTCTGGCGTTGGAATAATGTCTCAATGTCTGGAACAGAATTAATAAGTTCATCACAATTTTCCACATCTTCACATAAAAGCGAAGGACGCCGACGAGGTTTTAATGATGTTTTCGGAAACGACCCTGGGGTACCCGGAATTGTATAAGTCATAACAATATCAGTACCTGTTTCCTCATGGGTTAAGTCCCCATAGTCGGGATCAAGAACATAAGACAAAAGTGTCTCATATGCAGTCTTACCATAAGACCACACTCTTACGCCCTTAGATTCCTCTCCACGAACCAAAATTGGAGAGAAGTATCGTTTACGAGCAAAGAGTTTCTTTGCTTCTCGTTTAGCTGTATCATCATTGTTTTCTACACCTTCGCGCCACAGCTTTGACGCAAAGTCACAAATTGGACACTCTTCTCCATGATTACGCTTTGGACAAAGAATGCCAGGATTTCTTCCCACATTATAGTGGAAATGAAATTCTTTGAAAGGGTCACCATCAGATGCTGGCATCAGCCGGATAGTTTGATCACCCTCAGATGGTCGCCATTTGTTATTATCTTGTTTTTTGCCACCGTTACGTGACGCTTCGAGCTTAGCTCTCATAGCTTCTAAATTAATAGCCATAGTGTTTTACCTCTTGTTAGTTAAGTTTTTTGTCCTTAAGGACTAAGGTCGGGGGGATTTTAACCCCCCGCCATATTTATATATCCCAAATTACATAGATTCCACAAAGCAAATTAGGATTTTGGGAATGAATAATTCACACTTCTTGAATTCACAGAACCTACGATACGACTTCGATTAAAAGTTCGAAATCCATGCTTATCAGTATCCCAAACAGTCCGCATGTCGCCAGAGCTTTCTTTACGTTGTTTAGAAGAAAACTGTGAACTTGGTAAGTCAGAAACTTGAATATAATTCATAGTTCGTGTAGTTCCATCAGTCTTAGTAAAGGTTCCGGTGTATTGTGTAAATGTGCTCATGTTTACCTCCAGTGATTTATGAGTTAAGTTGCGAAATTAAAAGATATTTATTGTTCATGAGTTAAGTTGCGGCATTTGGGTTGTGATATATGCCGACAAGGACTCAATACTTAATAAGATTTTTCTTTTTCCTTCTCTTATATTATAACCGATCGGTTATGATTTGTCAAATTGTTTTTTGATATATTTTGAAGAAAGTTTGCCAACCAATGTACCGTGATTGAATCTGCGGATTCCTTTCACATTAACATCGTAAACAACTTCCATTTTGCCATCAGAGCTAATATGGTTTTCGCGCATTTCATTAGAAACCATATGTTTTGGCAAGTCAAGAATTTTAATATAATTCATTAGTCGATTGACACCATTCCTTTTGCGAAATATGCCAGTGTATTGTGTGTATGTACTCATATTACCTCCAATCTTGAATATGATGAGTATATTTGAGAGAATAAAAGAATGATTGCTTATGCTCGGACGGGTAGACTGCGAACGAAGATGTTATTTTGTTTTTCTCATCGTCAGTGACACGGCTCTTGATAAGTTTTAGCAAGTCTTTGTTACTCTCCAGTTGTTGTTTGCTTATACTGTAAATGTATCCTGTTTCAGTGATATTGTCAAGAAAAAACATTAAGTTTTCTTCTTTTTTCTTGAGAACCCCCGTTGAAACTGTACTAATTCGAGACACCTCTTTCGGTATATGCTGGGAGCCTAAAACGGGCTGTTGTGTTCTAAACCACTCTATTGTCTCTATTGTGTTTGCAATCTGTTTGTTTATCATGTCGAACATCTTCGTTATGGATTGATCACCAATTATGTTCAATATATCTTTGTTTGAGAATACGGTGAGCCTGTTCAATAATCCTGACCTTGCATATTCCTGTAGTACGTTGAATACCACCTTGTGTCTCTTAGCTACTTGTGGAGATGCCCACTCTAAGTCGGGGAATACATATCCAACATTAATCTTTTTATTCTTTATAGTCTCCAACAGACGCAATGTAGCGGAAGAGCATTTGCTTCCACCGCAAAGGAAGAACCAACACTCGCCTTCGGCAAACTTCAGTTTCTTGAATTTTGGACAATGCATCTCGAAATCTTCTTCAATTTTGCACTTCTTTGGAAAGTCAGACTCAACTATCGTCACCTTTTTGTACAAATCAGAGAAGTGATTTGCGATTCCTGCTCCTGCTGAACCTAATCCTATGACAACCATAATACCTCCTCCATATCTCTAAGGTTTCTTCCTGCTGTTGCTGAAGATTTGAACCAACCGAGTTGAGTATCTTCAAATATCTCTTGGATTTGAGGAAGCATATGTCTATCGTCAAATGCCAAATCAATTGTGATT